CCAATTTTCTGATTCTCTTTTAGGTTCTACCCAAGTTTGGATATTGAGATATAATGATTTGAGTTCAAATGAGTCTACTGTGCCGTAAGTTACTTTTGTTGATTTGAATCCTTGTAGTTTTGAGGTTTTACCCTTTTTCATTAAAAATAATTTAATTTCCGTTTATTTAACAAAAAAGTAATTAAATTTAAACTGAAAGTCAAAAAATAAATAAACCATAAAAAATATGAAATGCTTATAATCAAAGTAGATAATAACACCCCAATTGAGAAGGCTTTAAAACTCTTCAAAAGTAAAGTAATCAAGACTAAGTTGATGTCAGAATTAAGAAATCGAAAGGAATTCACTAAACCATCGATTATCAGAAGAAATCAAGTCAATAAAGCAAAGTATGTTGAGAAGAACAAAGAAAAGTATAATTAAATACTTTCATTAAGTGTCTTCAATTTGTAGAAATTTAATTTATCAAATTTTTCAGTTTGAATTTTTTTGATAGATTGGTCTATTCTATTATTTGTATCAGTGTCTGATGTGTTTTTTAGTGACTCTAATTTGGTAACCACTTCTTCTTTAATCGTTAAGTATTTTTTTTCTAGTTCCTTTACATCACCCTCAAAAAGAGACTTTAACTCTTTTTTTGTTTCCTCGTCCAATTTTTCTATGTGTTTGTTAATTGTTGTATTTACAACATTCACCATTGTTTTGATTGGTAAATTAACTTGAGGAGCTTTTTTGTTTTCAGATTGGATTAGGTTCTCAACTATAATGTTTTTACTTTCAACCTTATTTTCTATTTGAAGAATATCCGAATTAAAAAAAGTATCTAGTTGGTCGTATTGATTTTCTACATTAGTTTCACCAACCCAACTCATTAGTTTTTTCCATTCCTTAAGTGATACTTTGTTATAATTATTTTCATATATTTTTACACATTCATTGATATAGTCATTCGCTTTTTCTTTGTTACCAAATCCTTTTTTTGACGACATTTCATCATAAATAAAAAATAAATTACTTATTCTTTTGTTTTCTAAAACTAGTTTCTTGAAGACCTTCAAATTTTCATTTAGTTTGTTTGTTTTGTAACTATCAACGAGTTTCTTTTCTATTTTGGATTTTAATATTCCGACTTTCATAATCTTTTTATTTATAAATATCAATCATTTAAAAGTTTATTTAACTCATTTTCCATTTCACCCAAATAGTTTCTTGCCTTAGACAAGTCAATAAATGAATCAACATCGACTAAATTATCACTTTCTAATAATATATTCAGATTGTCTCGTTTAGTAGATTCAGGTGCTAATTCAGGTCCGCCTGAAGGTGGGGGAGGTGGTGGTATTTCTGCACCCCCTGATGGTGGTTCACTACCCATATCACCAGGGGCTTGTTCAGAGGCTGTACCACCAGATACATTACCATATAATTTATCGATATTATCAAAAATACCAGTATGAGTTATAATTGTTGCAGTATTAGTTAATTCTGCACCAATAGCTTTTTCAATTCTTTGTTGTTGTAAGTCTAATTTGATTTCCTCGTCTGAAAATCCCAAAATATGTTTTTTAGCCCAAGATACTGAAGTTGGGGCAATACCCTCAACAGCTGTAACACATTTTGTGTATAAATCAACTTTACTTGTCCATATATCAATCTTGAGTAAATCAGCTTGACTTGATGGGTTAGTTAAAGAAAGTGTGAAGTTTGATAATTCATCCTCGAAACCAAGTAAAAACAAATGTATGATTGCTATTTTATTCATTTCAGCAACCATTGATTTTTGAATTCTATTAATTGTTCTTGCGAAACGAATATCAATAAGGGATAAATTCTTACCATCACCAACTGGTTCTTCGAAACCTAAAAATGCTTTGGGTACACGCAAGGCAGTAAGTAGTTTCTTTTGAATATATTCAATGTCCGCAATCTCACCCAAATTTTGTCCACCAGCCAAAGTTTCAATTGGATTTGTTGCAGCAGGGTCACGAACAGGAATAAAGTAATCTTGGTCAACAGCCATCTGATTAAATCTCATATCAACATTACCTGTCTGTGAATCAACAACTTGACTTCGTTTAAATTTATTAGCAACCCTTTGTACATATGGTTCAACATCCTTATCATCCATATTCCCAACAAAAACCTTGAATACCCTTCTCTCAGGAGCTCTTGATGTTCTATATATCAACATAGCATCTTCTGATAGTAATAATTGTTTCCAAATTCTTCTAGCTTTTTCTAACATAGAAGTACCATAAGGTAATTTTCTATCGTCTCCCAATAATCTGAAGTGAGCAATTTCCCAAGAGTTGAATTCCATATCCTTGGCTTTCCACTTAAATCTAAGACCTTTGTTTTCCGCAGGTTCTTCAACATTTTGTCTACTTGCTTGAGCAGGCATACCCCTTTCCAATCTTTCAATCTCAATGTTAGGTAATTGCATACAACCAACAACCCCTTTATCTGGGTCAAGTTTAAGGTAAACAAAATTATCACCATACTTACAAGTATTTCTCGTCCACATTGGTAAGTTGGTATTGATATCTAATACATTATTGAATAAATCAGCTAATATTGATTTTATTCTTTTTGATTCGGAATAAATTTGTAACATATTACCATTTTGGTCTACAGTTGTTGATTCTTCACCATAAATGTCTAATGCTGCAGATATTTCGGGGGTATATTCCATTGATTCATAATCGTAAAATGATGCCAACCTAGTTGGTTCATAGTACACTGCTTGTGTATATAAATTACTCTCAATTTTTGTCCATTGGTTGGCCAAATAATATGTTTGTTGTGCTTGAAGTAACTCCTTATCGTATTCTTGTTTGGATGGAGTTCTCAACAACTCCTTTTTATCAAACTTATAAGTTGGATAATCCTGATTCAATAAAGCGTTCGGTCCGAAGGCGTGTGAAAGTCTCTGCCAAACCGTTAAATTATTCTTTTGTTCCATATAATTAATTTATCATAAATAAGAACTAACTCAAGTGTTTAATTTGTTTGTTGGTTATTAACTGGAGTTAATTTTAATTTTTCTCCTGAAAATGGAGTTGGTTTAGCGACTGTACTAACACCTTGACCTTCAACAATCATTTTTGTCCCATTCAATTTCTTTCCTGATTTTTTTCTGTTTACTAGTCCCATATGTTTTATTTTATAAATATTATCGTCCGTTGTTTCCAAATAACCAACCATATTTTTGATAATCCTCTCTTGTTGCATTAACATTTCGTTGATTTATTCTTTCGTGACCATAAGGTATCACAGGATTAAAATCCAATTGTTTAGAAGCGTTTTCATTATTTGCAACTGACCAAGATTCCAACATAGCCTTAGTTTGTTCGGTTACTTTTTCCAAACTGGTGAATGATGATTCTGCTACATATGTTGCCATAGCGATAGACATAATTAAATCGTCATGTTGTCCTTTTTGGTGGTCAGGTCTTCCATTAATATAAACGAAAGTATTCATTTCATTGAATAATCGTAAACTATATATCTTGAACTGATGTCTCATCGCTTCTTCAAATGATGCGATTATTTGAACTCGTTTGTTGTTAAAATTGAGACCAGGTATTTTATCCAAAGCTTTTGGGTCATACTTCCATTTGTTTGCCAAATCAACCCCATCAACATACAGATTTTTATAACCCATTTCTTGGAGTTTTCTAGATGTTGATACACCCATACCTCCAGTAATATCTATTACAATAAAAGCATTATACATATTAGCCCATTTGTAACATATTTCTGCCATTGTATCAGGTGGAAGTTTTCCCACATATTCCGCAACTTGTTCTCTTTCATCAAAATCAATAATTTGGAATGAACTAAAATCCTCACTATCCCCTCTACTCACATCCACACCCATTACATATTTGTGACCCATCACAGGTTCTTTCCAAATCCATAAAGAGTTACCAATCATTTTATTTTGGGGTTCTCTAATCATATTCTCTTTTACCCTTTGCATCAATAAAGAATCAAAGACATTATCACCAGAACCAAGGAAGTTACACTCTAACTCTTGAGATACTTTTCTTTTATCATATTTCAATTTTTTAACCATACCTTCAAACCAAGAAGAGCAGGGTTTGTAACCTGAATCCATCATCAGTTTAAGTTCCTCGAAGTTTCTGTCCTCAAATTGAATATTTTCCCAACTAATAATTTCATCTTTGGGGTATTCTTCTTTATTGAGAAGGTAATGGATTGTATCTTGAGTTTTAACTAAGTACAAATCTTTTGTGTATCTTGGGTCTCTAAACCAAAACATCTCAGAGATTTTGAAATCATTCATTCCCCTACTTGCTTGATTATATATTTCATAGTAAATTGCATCATAACCATTTGGTGTTGATACCACAATAACTTTACCTCCAGTTGAAAGTGAGGCCATACAAGCAGCCCAGAAGTCAGAGTCCGCATCAATAAACGCAGCCTCGTCAAATACAAGAATTGTTGGTGTAAAACCACGAAGAGCATCCTTTGATGTTGCTACCGCTTTTACTTCACATCCGTTATTTGTTTTGTAATGTTTTTGTGAATTTTTTTCCGCTGCAAAATCAATACCCACCCAAGATGGCCATTGACTAATAAACATTCTTATCTTGTTTGCCATCTCCATAGATGTATCTAATTTATTGGCAATAATCAAAATTTTCTCAGGTTTTACCTTTTTAGCAAAAGCTATTTTCTTTGATATCCAAGCAGCTGTCACCGTGGACACACCAGCTTGTCTGTATTTTAATGCAATATTTTCATTGTATTCCTCATAGTCATTTAATAGTGATATTTGGTCAGGAAATAATTCCAATGGAACATATTTTGATACCGTATTATCATATGTTTCCAAATATGTTCTGAGTGCATAAGGTGTATCTTTCATACACTTTACATACTCAATCATAACTTGTTCTTTTGTTAAACTCATAAATTATATTTTATATAAATATAAAAACCCCCACTTAATTATAAATGGGGGTTTGTAAGTTAATCGTTATCATCATCAAAGTCAAAAGTATCCCAATCGTCAGGATTGAAATCGTCATCCTCTTCAGGTTCAATTGTCTCAGGTTTTTTTTCTGTTTTTATAATTTTGTTGTAATCGGGTTTTTCTATTTTTGGTGGATTTTTTAAAATTGAATTGACAATCTTTTGAGAATATTTTTCAAACAAATCCATAGCTTTTTGGTCTCCATCTAATACCCCATTATACATAATGTAATTGTGTAATTTCACATCATCGTTAGCAATTCTATTGAATTGAGTTTGAATCATCCCATCCATCCAAGGTTCATAACCATCAATCAATTCACCCCATAGATACTTTAACTTTGAACTAATTTCTCTACCAGTAATCATATTCTTAATCTCATGTTTATGAGTATCTGTAGTATCCTTCAAAGTATTACTGACATTTTTATCTTTAGGCATAAAAAGAATAGAATTATAATATCTACCAGCCTTAAATAATTCGTGTACTAACAAAGGAAAGTGTGGGGCTCTTACTTCTATTATCCAATTACCTGGTTTGCTTTCATCAGGTCTAACATCAGCGAATGCTACCCTCCCAACAGATTGTTGAGCCATCCTTTCCAACATTTGTGTGTTATCATTATAGAAAACTGTAGCCGAATTTTCAAACTCCTTATATTTTTTTAAAAGTTCAGGGTCAAGATTTTCCAACTGACTTTCGACTTCTTTGTAAGCATTAAAACCATCAGCCCAAGCAGTTCCCTGAGTTGTCGCATTAATAAAATTTCTTGCCTTTATTCTTTCTTCAAAATCTGGGTCAATTTCTTTAGCTTTATTTACTTGGTCAGTTGAAATAGTTTGAGTTTTAGTCCTAATACTTGGATTACTTGAAAAATCAACATCTAAAGTTAAGACACCTTTATCAACCCTTTCTTTGATTTTGGGAAACTTGGACAAAAATATTGCTTTTGCTAAATTCAATAATTTTGTTTTGTGTTCCAATTCAAGACTAGGTAAATAACTCATCAAGTAACCCATATTATTACTACTTCCACCACCTTCTTTTGCTGATTGATATTTTCTATTCTGTGCTTTTATAATTTTTTCTTTAGCATCAGAACTCAAAAAGTCATCAATTGGTGCCTCATATAATAATTTTTTCATTTTTTTAATATTTTTTGAATCTATGTGGTTTGTGTGTTACATTATCTAATCTATCCATATCCATATCGAATCTTTTTTTGAATTTACCTAAAATTTCATTTTCGTCATCCATTTTTGACTTTGCTACTATAGGTTTACCTTTTAATGGTGCTTGGGGATGGGGTTCTTCACCTTCGTCAGGATTCATAGGTTCATCATATTCCTCCTCCTTATCAGGGTCAATGGATGGTTTTGTTTTTGGTTTTACTGGGGTAATTGTTGTTGTATCACCACCATCCATCATAAAATCCTCATCTAATTCAGGTTCCTTTTCATCAAAATAAAAATCTTCATTTAATCCTTTTTTTCTTTGGATTTCAGATTCAATTAGTTTAAGTAAATCTCTTTTTTTCATAGTTGGTTTTAAATTTTCTTGAATTATATTTTCTAAATTTTTTTCAAAGATTGATTCACTAAAAGTAGGTGTTGTTCCTTTAACTTTTTTTGCCATTTCACTTGTATAGGTTGAACCTAATTTACCTAAATAATCTTTGAAAGTAAAATTTTCCTTGGTTTCTTTTTTCTTGTATTTTACAGTCTTTTCAGGATGTTTTTTTTCAGGCATATCTTTATATTGTTTTTTTGATGTACTCTTGGAAAACTCTTTCGCCATTTTACACCACTTACAATCATCAGTCTTACATTTATTACAACGAGCCCAAAATAATCCTTGTTGTGCTTTTGATTCGAACTTTTCATTAATATCCGTTTCGAACATCCCCATTCCATCAGCTGTTGCATCTGGATCATTAACAACATTAATTGTATCATCTTCACCAATTTCCACTCCCTCCATTGTAACATCAACACTACCATCAGGATTCATTTTAACTGCTTTTCCCCCTGGCAAAGACTCTCCTTTAGTTTTAGCATCAGCAACCTCTGAAGCGGAAAATCGTTTTATTTTTGTTGTTATTTCTTGCGCTTCTTTACTCTCTTCTTTTTTAGTCATTTTTTCATACAATAAACTAATTTTACTTTCATTTAAAGATGAAACAAACTTTGGAGTGAACCCTGTGTCTAACAAAAATCCAATTTTTTTATTCAAGTTCATAACTTAATTTTTTTTCATATTCGAGAACAATGTCTCTTTCGTATAATTTATTTTTAATTATTTCCTCACTATCACCATATCTGAAGACTAATCTTTTAACTAAATCAAAATTAACCCCATCGTTTTCGTTCTCCCAAGCTAAAGCAACAACATCATCGATTGCATCTATCATTGAAAAATAATCGGACTTTTGAATTACTGATAATGATATCTTATCGTTTTTCAAAACTCCGACTTTCTTTATGTGTTGAATGTCGGGAGGATTTGGATAACCATTTGATGGTTTTGAATCCCACATTTCACCCCAAACATCATCTATTTTATCTGAAAAAATAAATTCGTAAATGTTATCACCTTTGTAATTAGGTCCTAATTCATTAACAAAAATTAAATTCATCATAAGATACTACCTTTCTGTGTTACGAATATTCTTTCACTATTAATTTCAAATACTAGTTGTTGTTTCTTGTTTCTACCTAAAAGTTTAGCGTGAGGATATTTGTTTACCAATTTAACTGATGATTTTTCTTGAGCAAATGATTCAGATAATCTTTCAATTCCATCTAAATTTCTTTTAACATTTTTGGAAATTTTAGATTCTGAAATAACTTTTTTAGTTGGTTCAGATTTAAAATATTTCCTCAATACTTTATCCACAACTGATTCATTAAACATATTCTCAAACATATTTTCAGTATCCATTCTATTTTTCATAGTTCTAGGACCACCATGTCTATACATATGTTCTGATTCTTCCATTTCACCCTCAGGCGTAGGAGGTGCCGGTGGAGTTTCCATTCCCATTTCTTCGGTAGGAGGTTCAATTGGTGTTTCTTCAGTATCTATTTCAGTCTCAGTTTCTTCATAACCTTCCTCTTCACCGCCTTCAAATTTAGTCATAATTTCCTCTTTATCATCTTCATCCAAATCTTCTAAAGGTAAAGCAGACAATATTGAATTTATAATATATTTGATTTGTTTAGTATCTAATTGATTTTCTTCATCCGACAAAAACTCTCTAGTTTTTTGAGCCAACTTACCAACTGTTTTTTGTATAGATTTATAAGTTACAACTTCCTCATCTTGTTCTTCATCATCCATAGTCTCTACATCCATTTCATCGGACATATCTACCTCAGGTTCTGGAGTCATAGGAGTTTCAGCACTTGGTTCAGGGGCTGGAGCGGGTGGTGTTTGAGGTTGTGGTGCAGGTGCGGGTGCAGGAGCTGGAGGAGTTTCTCCTTGTTCATCTAAGTTCAAATAATATTTTGTTTCATCATCTGATTCATTGAAAAGTGAAATGTTACCCTTGTGACCAAAATTATCATTTACCTCTTTAACTATCAAGTTCAATCTTTTGAAGGCTTGCGAGTATGAAGAATAATATTTTCTATTTGCTATAGGTTCAATATATTCCGCAACACTTTCATTCAACCCCTTTTTCAAAACATATCCACTTTTCTCTTTGATGATATGATATGTATTACCATCAACTAAAGTTTTTTTATATTCCATAGAAGAATTTTCGTTGATTGATTTAGGTACATTTAAGTTATAGTTACTTATTTCAATCATTCTTCTAATTTTATCATCTCCTTGTAGTTTTTCACTACCAATAGGTCTCAATTTTCCCATAATTATTTTTTTTTGTTAATTATTTTAATATAAATATACAATTAAAATTATTTATTCTGTTCACACTCCTAATTTGAAATTTTTATAGGTATCAAATTTTCATTTTTGAGCAATTCTAAAATTTCGTCTTGGATTCCTATATTCTGTAAAATTTCACAACGAGCGATTCCATCAGCAGTTTCTTGTATTTTCAAGGAGTCAACAATACATTTGTACCTTGGTTGTTTCAAGGTTTTTATAGTTGCTTTTATACCGAATTCGGGTGATGAATAATTTTTTGTCTCAGTTTTATTGTAATCAGTCATCTTTGGGTCTTCAATCAAATTGAATTTGACATTAAAAGGATTGTTTTTTGCTTTGGTATCTGTAAAACTATTTCTCAAAGCATATAAAAATCTGAGATTTTCTTTAGATATTGGTGCTCCTAAATTAGTAAGAATTTCTTGATAGATTAATAAATCGGGATTGGAGAATTCATCTACTTTATCTAATTCAATTTTGTCAAATTCAGCTTGTTGCAACTCATTTGCTAAAACCAAAAAATATATAACTTTAAGGTCTTCAGTATTGAGTGTTCCTGTTGAACTTAAGTCGTTATCTGTTTGAAACTCCTTTACAACTTGTTGAGTATTCAAATCGTAAATACCATTTATTTTAAAGTCATCATCAGCATACCCTAAAACCTTGAGTATTTTTTGAATTATTAAAACACTTTCATCAAAACTATTATTTCTTGAAAATTTCAGTTCTTTCTTTTCATTTATAATCTTTGTTAGGTCTTCTAAAATTTTTATATCTTTTTTCTTTTCTTTTAACTTTTCTAATTCAACATCTTTATATTCAGGTTTCTTAAGTATTGTCATTATTTTTTTGATAGTTCCATCTACAGATGTTGTCATTTTCGTTAAGGCTTTCATTGGGGTAAAACTACCTATGAAATTCATTGGGTCAACCAAAACACCATCTTTTACTAAAGTGTAATGTAAATGTGCTCCGGTTGAAAAACCTCTACCTCTATCATTTTTACCCCCACCACTAAGTGCAACCTTTTGACCCTTTTTTACTGAATCCCCAACCTTTACTAGTATATCACTACAATGACAAAATCTACTTTCAAAACCATCTTTGTGTTTAATAAATAATGAACCACCACATCCACCATTGTTTCCAACCATATCAGATTTTACAACAAGTCCATTATCAGGTGAATAGATGGGTGTCCCTGTTGACGCTTTCAAATCAACTCCTGAGTGGGGTTTTTTAGTATCTAAACCAGGTCTTACAGCACCAAACTTAGAACCTACTATTGTCGTTTCCAATGGTGATGATAACTCTGCCTCTTTTAAAGAAAGTTTGTTATCAATTAATTTAATCGGTTCAGAATATAACTTTTGAATGTATCCGTTTCTTCTTAAAACTTTAAATACCAAATTTTCCAATCCTAATTCTCCACTACCTTTAAGACCATCAATTCGATATTTCTTTAACTTAGTTTTAATTTTTTTAACATTGTTGATTATTGTTTCAGGACTTTCCCCTTCCAAATGTTTAAGAAGTGTATCTATGATACGCATCCATTTTTTTGAATTTTTAATTATTTCAGACTTATTGATTGTGGTCTTTTTTTTACTTGGTTCTTTTAACCATTCATCATTCATAAGTGAATAAACACCATCACTAATACCCTTAGCGTCAGCGTCCTCAACAAACAACTCAACATCAAAATCAAATAATTTTACATTCCTTTTTTCGTTGAATATTATTTTTTTCATATCAAAATATTCAACATAGGTATCCTTTAATTTTGGATTAAATTGATTGTAATCAACTAAAATGTGAACATCAATGTCCGAGTATTTTGACCAATTATAATTAGCGATTGAACCTGTGATAATGATATCATCTATAACAACATCCAAACCAAATGAATCAATAAATTGATAAGCAATTTCCAAAAGATTTTTTCTAACCTTTGGATTTAATTTGTATTTCTGACCTTCAGGGTCACCCATATGTTTTTCATTTGGTAAATACCAAATCTTTGGGTGTAAGTTGTCTTGTATATTGAAACTAGATACTACTTTATTGAGACTTTCCATAGTAGATAAATATTATCACATTTCAATAATTTTTATATCTTTTTGTATTTATAAGTCTTCGCTATTTTTGAATTAAAAAATTTCCCTTGTGACTCCGATGTTCTGAACTGCGTATACACTTGATGTGGGACAGCTTCATACATATATCTTAGTCCGTTGTTAAATTCCACGACTAATTCTTTTGATTCAGTATCAAACTCAGTTCTTCTAATGTTACTTGATTGAATCTCATTGATAATCTTTGTTCCCCTGATTTCTTCTTTTAATATTGCCATTTTTTTAAATTTAAAAAACCCCCATTTATATTGGGGGTTAAAGTTAATTAATTTTTTTTAATTCATCTCTAATTTCTATAGCCCTTTCGAAATCTTGTTTTTCAATAGCTATTTCCATTTCTTTTTTGAGAGTTTCAATTTTCCCTTTGTTTTTCTGAAGTTCCTTTATTTCGTCTCTGATTTTGGCTGCCTGTTCAAAATCTTGGTTTTGGATACATTCATTTAATTTAGTTTCCAAATCTCTCCTTGTATTTGAATTAGATGCTGACCATTTTGTGTTAGGATTAATCACAAAATGAATTGAAGTGATAATACCATCCTTGGTCTTTCTAACTGAATTTCTCAATTTACTGAAATCAGTATTTAGTTCATCATACTTTAAGTTATCCAAGAAACTTTCTAGTGGAATTGTTGGTTTATGTTTTCCACCGAAAATCTCATCCAAAATTTTCTCAAATTTTTTATAAAAATCGTTATCCATAATAAATTGTTTGTTGTTAAGTTTATTTTACTTAGTATTGTACGAATTATATACCAATTAATTAAGATAATCAATAATGTCACTTTGAAATTAAAAATACTGACATTTTGTCATTACAAGATTGTTGAAAATACCAAATAAAACATTATTATTAAATAAAAAAGTTATGATAGAATCTAAAGATGGAGATTACTCAAGTAAAGGTAAGGGTGACACACCAGTATTAAACAACTTTGCAAAAGATTTGGTTAAACTTGCTGAAGAAGGTAAGTTGGATCCTGTAGTAGGTAGGGATAGAGAAATTACAAGGATAGCACAAATATTATCAAGAAGAAAGAAAAATAATCCAATTATAATTGGTGAACCTGGTTGTGTTTTGGAGGATACTTTTATTGAAATTGAAAAAATATCAGATGACACATCTCACGAAATTGTAAATATGTGATATTTATGGTTAGGGTATTTACCTAACCCTCCTTTACTATGAAAATATTATATAAAAAAAAGATAGTTTATACTATAAACACAATAGATGATTTAGAAAATTTCCTTATCAATAATAACATTTATTCTTATTTTAAGAAAATACATATTGATTATTATTCTATTGTAGATAGTGAAATAAATAAAACCGAAAGTCTAAATTATAAACAAATAAAACCTTGGTTGAGGAATATTTTAGATTATCCTGAAAGTTTGTATAATCCACTTTTTCTCAAGTGTATGGGGTGGGAGGAAAATGAAATAAATAGTTTTATTTCTAAAAAACAACGAGATAATTCTGTAAGAATGTCAATCAACAAAAAAAATAACCCTGAAAAATATTCAGCTTCCACGAATACAAAAATAGGGTATTGGTTGAAAAAAGGTTTTGACGAAGAAACTGCAAGGAAAAAAATAAGTGAAAGACAATCAACTTTTAGTAAAAAAACTTGTATTGAAAAATATGGAGAAGAGTTAGGGTTAATTAAATTTACTGAACGACAGAAAAAATGGATTAGAACTCTTTCACAAAGAAATGATTACAATTTGATTCAAAACTCCAAAAATTCATATGACTATGTTAATAAAGAATTTGATGAATTAGTATTAAGGAGTAGTTTTTTGGAAAAAACTAAAGAAATGATTCTTAATGGTTTGAAATGTGAAAATGTGGAGTGTTTCGTGGAATATGTGTTAAATAATTTAGATTTAAAAAAATACTCTGAATTGATACCTTATATTAATAGTAAAATTATACATCAAAAGTTTAATATTAAAAAAGAAATTCTTAAGGAGAAATTTATTGATAAATTACCATTTAACCCTTTTGAATCAAAATATGGAACAGCTATTTACCATAATCAAATTAGATTTAAATCATTAAAAGAATATAAACTCGCTCTTTTTTTAGAACTTAATAGCATAAACTATCATTATGAAGTAACATATCCCAACACATTACGAAAATCTGATTTTTATTTACCCAAATATAATATATACATCGAATATTTTGGTATGTTAGATAATAAATCAATTATCAAAGAGGGAAGTATTTTTGATTTTTATAAAAAAAAGATGGAAGATAAAATTCAACATTGTTTTATTAATAAAATTAACTTAATATATGATGTGAATTTAGATAAACTCATAGAAAAAATAAAATTAACTACATATGAAAATTAAAATAGAAGAGTTTTTCAAGATGGTTGAAAATAATGGCGGGACATATAACATTAAAACACCATTAGGATTTAAACCAATAGGTAAATTATTTAAAAAGGCCGATAAAGAATGTGTGAGAATTACATTATCTAATGGGTTGGTTTTAGAAGGTTCAATTGACCATTTAGTTGAAGTCGACAATAGTAGTTTGAACCCTTTCACCAAATTTGACAATGGTTCTTATTGGTTAAATCTTGGTAATATTACAGAGGGAGAATTAGTGTGGTGTGAAAACAATGAATTAAGTGAAGTTATTCTATATGAAGAAATTGGAATACATAATACTTTTGATTTAGAAGTATTAGATAATGAAAATAAGTATATCTCAAATGGAATTGTATCACACAATTGTGGAAAAACCGCTATAGTAGAAGGTTTAGCCTTGAAAATATTGAATGGAGATTGTCCAAGAAATTTGATGGACAAAAGAATAATGTCTTTAGATATGACCTCAATTGTCGCAGGAACAAAATATCGTGGTCAATTTGAGGAAAGAATGAAGGTGATTATAGAAGAACTACAAGCTGCCCCAAATATCATTTTGTTTATCGATGAAATTCATCAAATTGTTGGTGCGGGTAATTCATCAGGTTCATTGGATGCCTCAAATATATTCAAACCAGCCTTAGCAAGAGGGGAAATCCAATGTATTGGTGCAACAACTTTGGATGAATATAGAAAGAATTTTGAAAAAGATGGCGCCTTAGAAAGACGTTTCCAAAAAGTCATCGTTGACCCCTCAACAAAAGAAGAAACATTACAAATCCTCATTAATGTTAAAGACAAATATGAAAATTACCACAAGGTAAGTTATACTGACGAGGTATTGAAGTTGTGTGTTGATTTGGCAGAAAGATATATTACAGATAGAGAATTTCCAGATAAAGCATTTGATATTATTGATGAAGTTGGAGCAAGAAGTCAGGTAGAAATTAAGATGCCTCAGATTATTGATGAACTAAAACAAAAAGCACAAGATATAAAACAACAGAAAATAGAGGTTGTTAAAACCCAAAACTACGAATTAGCCGCTGACCTTAGAGATAAGGAAACAAAGATATTGGACAAATTGGAAGAAGAAAAGAAAAAGTTCGAAAAGGATTTATTGGTTAAGAAAAAAGAAGTAAGTGTTGAATTAGTTTATGAAGTGGTATCAAATATGACCAAAATACCTGTGTCCAAAATGAACTCAGACGAAACTAATAAACTTACTTCTTTGGATTCAAACCTATCTTCAAAGGTTATTGGACAATCTGAAGCTGTTTCCAAAATAGCTAAGAGTATTAGAAGAAATAGATTGGGAATCAAAGACCCCAATAAACCAATCGGTTCATTTATCTTCTTGGGTTCAACAGGTGTAGGTAAAACATATTTAGCCAAACAATTAGCCAAAGAAATATTTGGCAGTGAAGAAAACCTAATCCGTGTTGACATGTCAGAATTCCAAGAAAAACATTCAATATCAAGATTAATTGGGTCACCTCCAGGTTATGTTGGTTATGATGAAGGGGGACAATTAACCGAACAAGTTAAAAATAAACCTTATTCTGTAATCTTATTTGATGAAATAGAAAAAGCAAACAAGGATGTATTCTCAACTTTATTACAAGTATTAGATGATGGTCATTTAACAGATGGTTTGGGTAGAAAAATAAATTTTAAGAATTGTGTTATCATTATGACATCTAATCTTGGGGTTAAGAAATTTCAAGATTTCGGTACTGGTGTTGGTTTCAAAACTTCGAGTAATTCTTATATCGAAGAGGAACAAAAAAGAGATATGTTAAAAAAAGAATTACAAAAATTCTTTGCCCCTGAATTTTTAAATCGTATTGATGAGATTATAGTTTTCAACACTTTGAAAGAAGATGAAGTAAAACAAATTGTCAAACTTGAAATAGATAAATTAACAACTAGATTGAAAGGGTTAAATTATAATGTCAGTTGTGATGAAAAGGTGTTGGAACTTATATCTAAAGTTGGATTTGATGAAACATATGGTGCAAGACCCATTAAACGCGCAATCCAAGATAAGATTGAGGATTTTGTTTCCGAAGAAGTTCTTAATGGAGTTATTGTAGAAAATGAAGAATATGTTTTAACTGTCGAGGAAGAAAAAATTATTTTTAAAAATAAAGAAGTCAAAAAGACAAAAAAGAAAAAAGGGACAGAATAGTCCCTTTTTTTTATCTCATCAAGTTTTTAATATTTTCTACATCTTGTAAAATCCTTTTCCCATTTCGGTATCCTTCTGGAATAACACCAGTATTCGGACTTGTTGTTGTCTGAGTAGGTGTTGTCTGAATAGGCGTTGGTTGAGTAGGTGGTATTGGTGTAGTTTGGGTTGTATTTGTTGGTTTACCTTGTAATACTTTCGTTGATAGCACCTCTATTGTATTCACATATCTAGAATATTCCCTAAAACTTTCGATTGCTTTGTCTATTGCGAAAGTTAAATTTTTTCTCTTAGTATCTTCCAAACTTTCCCAACCACTAGCTTGTTCAATATCAGTTCTCAATTTTTGTAGGTCGTTTATAACACTCTCATTTGGTTCATCCAATTTTTTTAGTTTTCTAACCAAGTTTCTTAGTGAACTCAAAAATTTAAAATAACCATAACCCTTTCCTGTAAAGGCTCCCTTTAAACCTTGATATCTATCTGTGAACCAATCGAAAATACCCTCCTCAATATTTTTATTTTCCATACTTTGTTTTATCTATAAATATATCTGAAATACTGATTTTTATTTTTTGTATTCCTTTGTGTATTTTTTTGTTCCCAACTCAGAAATCATTTTCTTAGCAATATCCAAAGTATTATAAACATCATCGACAATTACATATTCGTGTTCTGTGTGATAGTTGTAATAACCAACAGCAAAGTTTATACAAGAAAAATCAAATAGTTGTTTAAGTGCGTAAACATCAGTATAAGGGTGAGATTGGTATTTGTTTCTTTTGTTAAAACCCTCCGTTAATACTTTATCACATTTATCGAAGAAATCACTACCCTTATCAAATAGTTTCACACCCATACAATACTCACTGACCATCCAATTACCAGGAGCATCAAATTGCATAACATAACCAACATTTGAGAAGAAATCTTTATCGGCTTTTTTTGACCCATGACATCCTGTTTCTTCCGATACAAAGAAAGCTGCTTTGACATTTGGTAATTGTTTTAATAACTCCAAACAAACATAAACACCACATTTGTCATCACCCCCAATTCCAGTGGGTAATCCTTGGTCATTAAAAGCCTTTAAGGCCATCTTTAATTCGTTTTGGTCATTGGGTAACATCATCTCACGAATATTGATTGTATCGAGCTCGTGAACGGTATCTGTGTGGGCAACGACACAAGGAAAATATTCAACCTCATCAGTTTGTTTGGTTGCATAAACATTTCCCATCTTATCAACAAAATAAGGAATATTATTTTCAACCAACCATTCGGTTAAAAATTGAATCATTAAATCCTCTTTATATGTTTTTGTGGGGACAGATAAAACCCTTTTTAAAAAATTGATATTTTGTTCCATAGAACAATATTACATAATTCTTTTCAATCTTTTTACTAAACTTTCAAAAAGTTCTGGTGAATGTAAATAATTAACAAACTCTTCTATTGTGTAACTTCTTCTTTCTCCCCTTCCTGATGATTTATTCCAATGAACTATTACTACTTTTGAGTCGTCTTTTCTAATTTCGTCAATTCTGAATGAATTTTCCGTGTTTGGTAATTTATATTGACCACCAATTTGGTAACCCATATCATTAAGTTTTTTCAATACATCGGCATAGTTTTTGAAGGCCTCAAACTTTTCAGGTTCATCTTCTATTTCTTCTAATATTGTATCCAATTGGTCACCAACAACATCATTAAATTGTTCAAAATCAAAATCCCAACTATCCATAGCCACTTCATTATAATAACCAATATCTAAGTCCATTTCTTCACCCAATTCCTTAAATAGTTCAACAATTGTTGCTTGTTTACTTTGAGTTTTTTTATATAAACTTAATAGGATATTTACGGTTGTCACATAATTTGTAAAAACACCTGATTTTCTGAAAACCCCATATTGTTGGAATACATCCGCAATATCTTTTATACCAATTTCTTTGATTTTTTCTACTGCGGATTCGTTTCTTAATGAATTGTACTCATCAGCAATCCTTTCACCAACCACCGGAAAATTGGTATCTAAGAACTGAGCAACACTCTTATTATATTTGTCCTCATCTTTGTCTTTTAAATCTTTTACACCAGGAATTAGAAATGAAACAATATCATCCAACTTTTTTTTGTTTTTATCATCAAATGAACCAAACATATAACCTTCTTTCCAATCGTCCCAAGTCATATCACTAGGTATCAAATCAAAAGAACTACCATAATAACTATTTCCAAATATAGACCCCAATATCCTTGCATCCCATTCACCTTCTTTATAGTCAAAAAAAGATATATATTCATCAGCATCAAACATAAGTTGAATCATACTCTTACCAGGATTCTTTTCGTTAAGTGTCATCCCATTTAAAGATTCATCAATGCTTCTCATATCCCATTTATCATATTTTTTACCCGCCTTAATTAATAACAACATTTCATAAGGGTTCTCAGGTTTAATGAACTCAACAAGTTTCGATTCTAATTGTGGATAATCCTCAATTACATCCATAAAGTTATTTACCATCCCATCAAAATCCAACACATCAGTATAGCCATTTCTTACTTGATTCAATACATAACTATTCTCACCATCTTTATCAACGATTAAATAGACATCACCATATCTATTGAACTTATTATATTCTCTCTTCAATTTTTCAGAAGCGTAGTAGTCCATAGCGTCATACCCTTTCACTTTGATAAATAAAACCTTATCATCCTCAAATTTAATCTCTGATTCTTCATCAGCTAATTCCTTCGGTGTCATAAAAAATATTTTTCTTTATAAATACCTTGGTTTATTCATTATTTATATTTATCCTTGTATAAAGTTAATTGAAAATATGGGGGTAATCTGGAATCGACTGACGTTGTTAGTTATTCGGGGCATGTCGGACCTGAACTAAGTCCGTTAAACTGGTTTGAAACGATACACGGCAACGTTATCAACAAACTTTCTGCAGTAGGTTTAATCCGTGCTGAAGAAGCAGTAGTAGCCTAGTCAATAGGTTACCACTTTCGAGTCGGGGTGCATTAACTCAGGAACAGGAGCACTATAGGGTTGTCTAACCGATTCTCATCCCTAAAAATGAATTGGCCTATTTTGTTGGTTTTGGGAGTATAAAAATCAAATA